ACCATCATGGGTTGCGGGTATATTTCTTAGTGTTTGTCTGTAAGTAGCCCATTCAGCTTTTTTAGAATCTGATAAAGGACTGTCAGCAGCTTGTGTCCAATCTGAACCTGTAAGTAAATTTTGCCGTCTTTCTCTTACAACTTGCCACATAGGTAAAGAAGAAAGTTCTGCAGATGAATGAGTTGGCATTATGCACCTAGTCCTTGTACTATTATTGAAGCGTTTGCTGTACTTCCGCCACTAGAATAATCACTTAAGTCGTGAAACAAATAAGCATAGTATGTAGTACTTTTGCTTGCCTCAAATGAATGATAAATTGTAACTGGATTAGAAGAAGCATCGCCGCTTTGAAATTGTCCTCCAGTAAATAGATAGTCATTAGCTGTAGTTGAGCTAGTAGAATCAGTTCCTTGCCTTATAACTAAAACAGTTAAGTTTTCTGAACCACTGCCAAATCCTCCTGCAGTAGGTTGTAAAAAAGATTGAACAATATATGTTTTTTGTCCACTACCAAACCAAGCTGGAGTAGTCCAAGAGACTTTACATTGAGTGCCCCCACTACTTGTCACTCTAGTCATTTCTTCTCCACTGCTTGTTACCATATGAAATGGAGCAGCTGCCCAATAAGTTTGAGTATAGTTATGTACCCCTACTTGATCTGAATAACTGCCACCAGTAAGTCCTACTATACTTTTTACTGTTCCCATTGTGCCTGCTATGGCTTTACCCGCTACACTTAAAGTACCCCCAATAACAGCATTATCAGCGTTTAAATTTGAAATTGTTACATTGGTAGCGTTTAAAGTTCCGCCTGTAATATTACTTGCACTTAGATTTGTTACAGTAACGTTTGAACCATTAAGTGTACCAGTAGTTATATTTGCTGCACTTATAGCCCCAAACACACCTGAATCAGAAGTTAAAGATCCTGCAACTAATTTATTAGCTGTTATTGTTGCACCATCAATTTGTGTAGCAGTAATAGTTCCAGACTCAATTTTTGAAGCGGTAATAGTACCACCTGCTATATTAGCTGCAACAATTGTTCCACTTGCAATAGAGTCAGCTGTTACTGCGTTTGTTAAAATTTTAGCTGTAGTAATAGCATCATCTGCGATTTCTGTTGCAGTAATAGTACCAGTTGCAATTTTTGCTGCACTTATAGTGTCATTTACTAATTTAGCATTAGTAATAATATTATCTGCAAGTTGAGACCCAGTAAGTGTTGCTGTAGTAGCGTTTGCAGACCCTGCAAATGCACTAGCAATATTAGAAGTAGTTATGTGTCTAACCCAATAATAAAATTGTTGTGCAGGATCAACACTATCTGCCCAAACAATAGCTTCAGTAGTATCATGTCGTACTGCATTACCTAAAGAATTACTAGTTGCTCGCCATACTTCAGTATGTGCTAAGTTACCTATCTGTGGGTTATTCCAACTAACAATAATTTTTGTAAATCCTGCGTTTGCTGCTAATCCAGTTGGCGTAGGCGGTATAGTTGCATCGGTAAATATAGTAGGCGGAGATCCGAAGTCTGTTGGTCCTTCTCCTGCATTTGGATCAAAAGGGTTGTCTAAAAGTTCTACTGCTAAACCTGAATCAATAAGTTCACGTAACGTAACAGCTCTGTCTTTAGGATCTCCTCTACGACCAAGACGTACTTCAAGTATTTCTTTTATAGAATTGTTAAAAACGCTTTGTAAAGCTCCAGATATACCGCCTTTTGGAGCAGCTGGTATAGAAGGTATTTGAGTTTTAGTAGTAGCCATTTACAGCGCCCTTATTTCTTGGATAGACTCCGCAATGCATATCTCATTTATTGTTTTAGCTGATTCAACTTGCATTGCATAAGTTCTATGTGTGCCACTTGGTAACCTAACTACAGGTTCACGTATTGTTACAGCACTGAAACTAGGAGTACTACCTGTAACTGTGTAGACACTACCAGACGCGGCTATAGTAGCGTGGTAAATGAGAGTCCCATCTCCAAACACTTTAATAACCACGGGCCACGCTTCTGCATCTACCTTTACAAAGGACATTGCTGCAGGACGTTCAGGTACAAACTCTTTAGTTTTCCAAATTAAAGTTTGATTAGTAGTACCACCTTGAAACTTTTTAACTACTCCGTTACCACTGCTAGGATCAATAATTAAATACAGTTCGTTATCATCGGGATCAGTAAATCCACCTGTAGCATTTGTACTAGCAGTTTGAGTCAAAGTAGTGATTTGACGTTCCCCGTTTCGGTTGTCAAATATGAAACCCCCGTAGTTACTGCCACTTGTGTATAGCCCTACATAACGTCCCTCCCACAAGAACCCTTGTAAGACGGTTGGATAATAATCTGCTCGCCATTGAGCTGGTGAAATAATGCCTTCCGTTACAACTTGTACGTCAGTACCTGTCGCAGCGACCAACCCATCTGCACCTGCGTACAAAACGTAAGGACCCATATCGACCATGGACCGTTTATTAAGACACGCCTGCGCTGCTTCAATTCTTATTGCACTCATGGACTGTGGATCTGTACCTATAACCACGTACGGTGTGCCTTTTGTACCTACAAATAACCCGTTACCTGCCATTGCAATAGATACAATTTCTTCGTCTAGGGTAATACGGTACGTTACAGGCCAGGCATGAGGTAAGTAAGGCTCAGAAAAACATAAACGCTTGCCTGAAAAACCTGCAAATATACCATTAGGCATAGCAGTTAGACCTAACATTTGTCCGTTGGGATATAAAGAACTGTTCTCATCAGGTGGAGCAATCCAATAGGTAGAAGGTATGACTTCAGCTAAAAGAGCATTAGTAGTTGAATCAGTATAAGTTGCAGCACTTAATGCCACTTGTGCCACAAACTGGAATGCAGTTGTATTTGAACCTGTGTTAGATCTGTAAATTCGTTTATGAGTTATGTTTGTATTGCTTCGACTTGTGCCACTACCTGCACTAGTACTCATATTTGCTACAGCTACAACTTGAGCATCTACTTTACTAAACACGGTAGAAGCAGCGGATGGTGGTCCTTCCTCCCCAAAGACTGAAACAAATGTGTATATGTAAGTAGTGCTGTATTTCGTTTGTGTGCCGTCATCAGATCCAGAAGAAATGCTTGTGCTAATCGTATTAGAAGGCGTAGGAATACCCAAACGATAGAAACTACGAGGGTATGCT